TCCGCGCCCTTGATCTTGTTATCGGCGTCACCGATGGCGGTGCCGATGTCCTTGACGTCGCGGCGGAGGATGGTCTGGAGGTGGCCCTTCAGGCGGCGCATCTCGATCTCGACGCGGATGCGGCCCTTGTCATCGAGGACGCTGGTATCGAGCGGGAGGCGGAAGGGCGAGCCGTCAAACGAACGGGGCTCGGTGGGGGAGTCCGTGTCGTTGATGAGCTGGTAACGGAACGTGATGTCGGTGCCGGGCACCTTCTGTCCGTCGGGCAACTTGTACTCGCTGTTGCGCACGTTGATGTCGGACACGAAGACTTCGTGCTGACCCTCGGCGGGCCACCAACCACCGGCGCCCATGCCGTTGTCGGGCTGCACGCTAGCGAAGGTGTTGTTGAGCGAGTTGAACATTGCCTTGACGTTATTCTCAATGGGCATCTGATTCTCCGAAGAGATGGGTGAAAGAAAAGAAACGAAACGATTGTGGTAGCGAACGCCCGCTCCCGCGTCAGCGGGCGGCGTTCGCGCTCTCGTAGGCAGCGCAGAACGTGGTCCACGCACTTTCGCGTGGCAGTTCAATGGTGGTCAGCGGTGACAGGGTGCGGACCTTTGCGATGCCTTCGAGCTTGGGATTGTCGAAGGAGCAGTAGTGACGGCGCACCTTCTCTTGCGAGGTGACCTTGCGGGTAACGGTCTTGCCGCCCACGTTGGTCTCTTGGTCACGGCTGACTTCGCGGATATCCCAATGTGCGGTGACCGGAATCACGATGTCAAACATGGGGAACATGCGGGCATACAGGCCGTCGGAGATGAGGATCTTGTACTCCTCAACATTCTGGTTTTCGCTGAGCGGGACGTGCTTGCGGGACAGATGTGCGATGTAGTACACGCCGTAGCCGTGACGGCGCAGGGTGGTGCCGAACTCGATGAGGGTGTCGAACAGGCGTTCCCAGCCCAGTCGGCCGTCGACGTCGGTAAACCGCTCGCGGCCGTAGATCTTGGCGATGTGCGGGCGCAGCAGGCGGATGGCGGCACCGAGGGTGTCGATGACCACGGTCTCGGGGCGGGGCTGGTTGCGCACGGCGAGGTCGATCAGGACCTTCTGCTTGGCCTCGAGTGCTGCCCAGTCGAGGACGATGGGACTTCCCTTCTCGTCCACTGAGCGACCGTCAGGACCGGGGGTGGGGAACATGACCGCTTCGCTGGTCCCGCAGACCGCAGGCGTCTCGTCAAGGTTGAGGATGTACGCGCCAGGATGGGACTGGAGGAGGAAAGACTTGCCGCAGCCAGCTTCACCGACCACCAGGCCAAGCATGCGGGAAGGAGTAGTGCGGCCAGTGGTGACGGCATTGCCAAGTCCTGCGTATTTGGATGCGACAGTCGTACCGTGAGTAACGGAGTGGGTCATGATGGCTCCTAAGGTGTGGGGTTAGTTCGCGAAATCGTTGCCGTCGAGGAAGGTGGGTGCCCGCATCCCTCCCGGCAACACGTTTGGCATGCCGTCGTTCGCGAACATCTCCGACGGCTTGTTTGGCGGGGTGTCCCACTGCACCGGTTCGTCCGGTCTAGGCTCTGGTTCCATCTGCCTGAGCACGGCTGGTGGGGCGGTCTGCTGCACGGGCTGTTGCTTGGGCATGTCGCGCCAGCCGGGGATGTTGACCTCGATGCGCTTGCGGAACTGAATGCCAAGATCCTCGCACCAACTGCTGAAGGTGGAGTAAGAGACGCGGACCTTGTTGTGGTCGCAGAAGGCACGGTGCAACTGCTGCCGGTTCTCGATCTCTGGCAGGGTACGCACAATGTTCACGATCCGGGGTGCGATGACGAGGCGTAGGACTTCCGCCCACATCACCGCACCCAAGACCGACTTGCCTGCTTCTTGGCTGGTGGGGTTCTCAGTCGTTGGTTCCATTCTCGAGCTCCGTGAATGTGTCACGGTCGCGCTGCATGAATCCTTCGAGCCTGATGACTTCCGGCCACTTGCCGGGCTCCACCGCGTGGAACGTCATGTAAGGAGACGGGGTGCCGTGTTGAACCACCGGATCCCCAATCTCAAACTGTGCGGGCTGGGACTTGCGCGACGTGTAAGACCGGATGAACCGGAGGCGCGCATTGTACTCCGAGTAGAGATCGTCGCAAGAGAGAAGTTCGGAAGATGTGGTCGAAATCGCAACGCATGGGTCCGTCAGCCGTTCGGGTTCGAGATGGCTGTACTCGCCGCGGCCGAGGTACCAGTCGATGCACCGTTGCTCGTAAAGGGCAGGGTCCGGCTCACCAGTGTAGATACGCTCGTTGCGGGGCTCGCCCTTGCGGGGACCGGACTTGAATGGGGATTCATCGAGGGTGAATGGGCGGTCCTTAGAGCCGAACTCGATGGACGGCTTACGGACGGCGATGTGCAGGACACCGCCGATGGGTCCGTAGTTCTCGTAGTTGCCGTTGCCAACGGCATCGTCCAGGGTGTGGTAGTAGTGCTGGGTCTGAAACTCGAGGGGGCAGGTCTGGAGGCGTGCGTTGGTGGAGAGGGAGGTGGTCTTGAAGTCCACGATCCACACCTTCCCGGCCTTGTCCTGGAGTAGCACGTCGGGCTGGATGAGTCGGTCACCGTGGTGGATCTCCGGCTCCTGCGCGATGATGGTCCAGTCCTCTGCGAACCGCTGGGCCAGGGTGCGTCCGCTGCCGTCGGTGATGGTCAGGGCTGCGTTGAACCAGGCGATGCTGGTGCGTGCGTCCTGCTCCTCGCGGGCCACGATCTCCCGGATCTTGTCGGGTGAGACGCCGAGGACCTTGCACACGTCGCGCAGCTCTTCGCACCGGGCGACGATGGCATCCTCGAGTTCGGCGGCACGGGACATGGGGTCAGACAGGATGCAGGCGAATGCTAGGTGGACCCAGCTGCCGCGGTTCAGGGCACGGCTGTACTGCATGGCCTTGACCAGCCCGAGTCGGCGGGACAGGTAGTAGGTACGGGGGCACGACCGCAGCAGGCGGTAGTCAGAGGAGCGGATCGGGGGCAGGCGAGCGAAAATGCCGTGTGCTTCAAGCCACGGGGTCACGTTGGCATCGGACAGGCTGGTGGGGTACTGCACGGATTCGACGGTGGGTGGCATAGGGACTCCTGGTGTTGAGCGCACGCGGGGCGCACCGCGCCTCCCCGCGTGCGCGACTCTATGGGACGGGGGTGTAGTATGTACTTCACCCATGCTGATGATCTAACCTCCCGCCTAGGACGGGCCAAGAACAAGATGTCGTGGGTGAACCGGCAATGCGGGTAATGGGAATCCCGCTCAGCAAATGGGCTGTGTCAAAAGCACTCCACTTATCAACAAGTGTGGCAGATTTGTACACGTTATTTGGACTTGTCGATCCCCCGTACATAAGTGGAAGTTTAAGTTCCAGTCCGCCGGTAACCCAGACGCCACAGGGCAGCGGAGATTGCGTTAGCCGTGTCGTGCACGGCCTCCTCGTCCAGGTCCCAGAGTGCGGCGTGCAGGATCTCGTGGATGATCGAGTCCAGCGTGCGGTCTTCGGTGTACCCGAGTGCGATGCGGATGATCCGCTCTTCCTTGTTGCAGATCCCCTCGGCGTCGCCAAGGTTCGTCACGAACCTGAGCCGCCATCTCTGGCCACGGATGCGGAGGATGCGGTCGCCCTTCGCCATGGCTGGTGGGGTTCAGTGTGCGAGATGGAATTCAGGGGTTAGCTGGTAGTACGTCTTGGATTCGCCGCCGATGGAGCGACCCGACTTCTTGGAGAGGTAGAGGCGCATCCAGACTGCGCCCTGCACTTCTGGTCCCCGGCCCTGTTCGATGTGCCAGCCGCTGTGGCCGTCACCGAACTCGTCCTTGTAGGTTCCCGTGCGGACGTGGTACTGGATGTCGCTTACGATGCGGCAGCCTGCCTTGTCGCAGACCAGGCGCTCGCGTGAGAGTGGCATAAACCACTGCTTGTGTACGTGGCCCTGGACGATGACGTCTGCGTCCGGCATGATGGCTGCGTTGCGCCGGACCTTCAGGGTGTCGAAGGACATAAGGGCGGCTCCGCCTGCACCGTGGAAATACTTGAGAGACAGGTTGTACCGCTCGTTATTGCAGGTCACAAAGAACTTGATCCACCCGCCGTATCCGCCTGGATGAACCTTGTGGCTGGACTGCTGGCTTATGCGTTCGCATAGCCGTTCAGTCAGGTCAGTCTCGCAGTTCTTGAGGATCGCGGTTTCGTGGTTGCCGCGCCCGATGACTACGAAGTTACTGGCGTATGGGGTGTAGAAGTCGGAGGCGTGGCGGACTAGGGAATCGAGGTAGTCCGCAGCCAGTGCATGCTCTTCTCGTATGCCCGCCTTGTTGCGCCGAGGATCGAACTTGCCTTCCATAGCGCAGAATAAATCGCCCACGTCAATAATGCCTGCGCGACGCGCAATGGCTTCATCGAGGTGGGTTTTCTCAAGGGCATGGTCAGCGTGTGGGTTATCGTGGTGGCGGTCCCCGGACAGCAGGAACCACCACTCGTCCGTTCGCGAAGTGCAATCGAGATCAACGAGGTGGATGTTCCTCGTTGCTGCCCTCACTTGGAACGGGGCTTTGGGATGCGATCCCAAAGGAGGTGTGGTCATCAGAGCTTGTGGCCGTGCTTCTTGCAGAGGTACCAACCGGCCCCGAAGCCGACAGCACCAAGCAGGGCTCCGAACCACAGGCTACCGAGGAAATCGCTGAAGTCTGCCAGAATCATTGTGAACCTTTCTTGTGAACTTTCCGCCACGCAGCGTCAAACGCAGGGTCGGATGCTCGCCGCGCGGCAATGTACTCGCGAGCATCTTCAGGTTTGTTCGGGTCAAGCATCCCGGCAGCAAGAGACGCGTCCTGCACCGTTCGGCGCGGGAGCCAGCCAACGGCCACCCGGACGGCTTGGCCCAATCCGGTCTGCCACAAGATGACTGCCACAGCCACGGCCACCACGGCAGCAGCCACCCACCACAGCGTCGATAGCCAAGCAGGTGTTCGGTCCTCCAAATGAGGAATGCTGCCATGGATATCGCCAGCCAGACCGCTGATTCGTTCAGCACGAGTCACCACCTCCTTGTCGCCGACGGCTGTGCCGTGGTCGATGAGAGCCTGGGACTCGGCCTGGATGGCAGTTGCGTTGCGGCTTACCTTGGCGAGCTCGCTGCACCCCACCAGCAGACTAGTTGCGAGACTCAAGCTGGCGGTCGATTTTGTCCAGCCGTGCATTGATCGCTTCTTGCTGGGTCACGAGACGCATGAGCAGGCGGTCGTGCGTGAGGTACCCGCTGCCGAGGATGGTGAGCAGCGTGATCGCCACGCCGATGATGCCAGCCCAATCGCGCAGCGACAGCTTGACGATGTTGTTTCGCTCTACGGTCATGTCTTAATGATCAGAGTCCTGCGCAGAGAGCGGCGAAGTCAAAGGCAGTTCCCGTGGTAGTTATGTGGATTTCAACCATCTCGGTTCCGATGGTGTCGATGAGGAAGAAGCCGCCCCCACCAACCGAGTCACCGTTGTAGATCTTTGCTTCGCCGCTGGAGGGGATAGGCCCAATCGGCGGCGGTCCACCACCACCCGCGTTGTACTGGAAAATCTCGCGCCACGAACCCGTCAGACCGGGCATCGTGAATGTGCTAGAAGTTGCACAAGCCGCAGCGTCCGGAGTGAGCGTTGCAATCTTGCGGGCTTCCCAGTAACGAGTTGAAGCTTCCTGAGACCAGCCGTAAATGTGAAAGATAGGGATAACGCCGGGGTCGGGAGAGGTGGTGGCGCTATAGGCGAGGAGCTTGATCCGGAGGTAGTTCAGGCTGCTTCCGATGAACAGGGAGTTCGGGAACGCAGTCGCGTTCGGCTTGGTCGAGCGGACCACATGGCTCAAAGGTGCCGCTCCAACTCGAGCAAGAACTGATCGGGTCCCGTCCGTGTTGCCCGTGGTCGTTGCGAAGTGAGCGTTGCTCGTGTTTGTGTAGATCTGGACCGATGACATGAGATCGTTCCTGGCTGATGAGCCACCTCAGTGCCCACTCCCCTGCGGCCCTACGCTGGCCGACCGTGCTCAGGGGCATGAGGATGAGCGGCAATCCGAACGCCCCGATGATATCCAATAAAGCGTCCGTCGCAACACCGGGGTGGGGAAGTCCAGCGCGTACTTCAAAGGCGCCAATGGCACCCTCAAAGAGCAGGCATGCGGTACGGCATTCGTCGCGCAGGCGTTTGCAGCAGTCGGTAAAACGGCGGTAGCCGTCGGTGGTTAGGCAATTACCGGCTATCTCCTCGAAGCTGCCCTTCCGCTCGATTGCGCTATGGCCCCCCACCAGCCGGTAGTCCCCTGTCTTGAGGGTCTGGGTTTGAGTGCGGACCGTCAATGTGCGAGACCGACCGGCGGTGGGTAGGCGACCCCTGTCCAGGACCACAAGGTGTGCCGGGAACGTGAGGGGTTTCTTCTCCCGGCTGTCAATGATAAGGTCGACGTGGGACACGCCCACATCCTAACAATCATCCTTCGCCGGAGTACAGGGCCCTTTGCGCAGCAAGGGCAAGTGCCGTGAGTTCTTCGTCTTTGTGGCGGATGGGCACCCGGTTCATCTCCGGCTCCAGCTTCATGCGGCTGAGCCACCACTCGGGGGTGGGCAGGAATCCCATGTCCTCCATCACATGCTGCTCCGCGATCAGGCGGGTGGGGATCCGCTTGCTGCAGCCAGTGAGGGGGATCGTTGAACCGAACTGCTGCTCACACCAGAAGATCCCGGCGGTGTGGTGGCGCAGGGCACGGTGGCGTGCGTCGCCGAAGAACGCCTTGGTCTCATCGAACCAGGCGTGGATCTCCATGTAGTCATGCGGCTCGCCGCCATGCTTCTTGGCAGAGGAGAGGGCGTGGTGGTATGGGTGCATCAGTAGGGGTTCTCCTCTTCGATGGTGTCCATGACGTTGGTGGTGTGCTCGTGGCGGCGAGTGCCATCGCTGGCGTGAACGAATGCGCCGGAGCCACCGTCGTTGATCTCCCAGCCTGGGTGGCGCCCGCACAGGATGCCACCGAGTTCGTTGTAGACCTTGTGCATGTCGTGACGCTTTGCAACTTCGCGCAACTTGTCGCAACGATTACGTACTTCGGTCGGGATTGGGTTGCCGCCGTAGGTGGTGATAGTCCCACTGACTACGGAGTCCGTGTACCAGCCGGTGATCCGGTCATCGGGGAATGTCACGGTCCAGTCATCGAACCAGCCGTCATCACCGGAGCCGTTGTACTCGAAGCGAACTGAGAGCGGACGGTCAGGGAATGTGGCGAAGATGTCGGCGACGAATGCGTCTGCGAGTGGTGTAGGTAGGCGGGTCATCGGTCCTCCATTGCTTGTTGTTCGATGTCATCGTGGAGTGCAGCCTCAAACTGTTCGAGCGCACGCTCAATGTCTGGCGGCATGTTGTCACCGTAGTGCCACACGAATTCACGCTCGAGGTTGTCGAGGAGAACGGCGTGCACAGGCACACGTTCGAGCCACTGGATGGTGACTTGACGTGCAGTCTTGCTGGCTGGTCGTTCAATGATGCGGTCGAACTTGCAGTCGAATGTGACGGTGAGTTCGATGCCGTACTTGTCAAGCCAGGCGGTGTAGTCCTTGTGGATGCGTTCGGTCTCAGTCATCGGTGAGCTCCAGGTCAAGGTCGATTTCGATCTCGTCTGCGTGTGGGCTGAAGCGGACACGCCACGATTCCCAGCGGATGTCGAACCCTTCGTTCGATCCGATGCGCTTGCATTCCTTCTGGTAGTCGGAGGCGTAACGGTTGAAGAGGATGATTGATCCAAGTGCTTCCCGGTTGGTGGGGTCAGCAAGGGCGGCTGCTTGCCACGCATCGTTAGCGAGGACAGCGGACAGGAAACCACCGGGCTGGTAGCCGTACTTGTAGTAGCGGTAGAGAGTGCTGAATGTTGTTGGTGGGACTTTCCAATCTGACATGGTTCACTCGTAGATAAGGGGTGCGTGATGTCCTGAACGCTTACAGAGTTCGTGCCAGTAGCCGTGATTGCCTACGAATTCAACGGCTGCCCACATGAGGTCGGCTGCCTGATGCTCTGTTCCAGCGGGGCAGTCGAAGTACAGGGCGTCGTAGACCTGGAGGAACATGAGCGGGTGCTGGTGGCTGGTGGGGTTCGTGATCGGTCCCATCGCACGGTGGATGAAGTTCTGGATGGCGAGCATCACGTTTCCGGCGGTTGCTTGGACGGGGAAGTTGCAGACTTCGGAGATCATGGACTTGCCGCCACGCCCCACCAGCTGACGGAGTTCACGGCGGGTGCGCCATGCGCGTTGGTCGAGGTGGAAGTTGGTGAAGGTACGGGTGTGTCCGGTATAGGGCAGTTCGATGTAGCCCTTGGACTCCGCGATCTGGGTGAGTGAGTGCTGCCACTCCACGAGGCGTGGGCGTTGTGCATGGCGGGACGCAACGATCTGCTCGAAGAAGGGCAGGGGGTAGAGGGTGCCCGACATGTCGAGGACTGAGCGCTGGAGTCGGGCGGCTGATGCGCCGAACAGGTCAGCGAAGTTGACGGTCTTGCCGATCTGGCGCAGGGCTTTGAAGTCGGTGCGGTCCTTCGCGTCGTTGCCGAAGATGGCGAGAGTGCGCTGGGTGTGAAGGTCAAGGCCGTCGTTGAATGCGGCGAGTAGGGTGGGTTCGCCTGACAGGATGGCTGCAACGCGGAGTTCGATCTGGCTCAGGTCGAAGGCGACGATGCTGCCACCCTCAAAGCGTGATTGTTCGCAGTCCTTGATGACGGCGGGAAAGGTCTGGGCTGCTGGGTTCTTGCAGGTGATGCGGGCTTGGATGGTGCCACCTTCGGAGCCTGAGTCCTTGGGGATCGAGGGCACCGTGTACCAGGTTGGGTAGGCGATGCCGATGTCCCGGCGATCTGGCCGTCTGAGTAGGACAGATGATCGGTCGGTGGGCTTGGTGCGCCGGTGTCGGAGGAGGGGGTAGGTGTAGGAAGAGACCAGCTTCTGTGCGGTGGCGTGCTTGTCGGCGCACTCGAAGATGGTGCGAGCTGGGTGTGCGTCGGGCAGGTGGCTTGCGATGAGGCGGCGGTTCTCGCTGGACCACGAGAGTTCGCGGGCCTTCTCCGTGTAGGTGAGGAGGGGGTGGGAGAGGAAGTCCGGGTTGGTGGGGAGGATGTCCTCGATGCAACGCTGCATGAATTCGCGCTGGCTCTGGACGCTGCCTTCACCCTCGATGAGTACCCCACCAGCAGCGGCGCAGTTGGATGCTTCGTCGGCCTGGGTCAGCAGGTCTTGCTCGAGTGTTTCGAGGCGGGGCATGGAGAAGGGGATGCCCGCTTCGGACATGCGGATGGTGGACCACAGGGTTTCGCTGAAGTGCTGGACGCTGTATGAGCTGAGCTTGTCGGTGTCGGGGTAGTCCTGCTGGATGCGGCGCGCGAGGTGGGCCACGGCAAGCATGGTGTTGTGCGTGTCCTGCGCGTTGTAGTCGTGCAGCTCTGGGCTGGTTGGGGATGGGAACCGGCGACCGTCTTTGAGCGTGGCTTCGTCACGGTAAGAGTGCGTGCCGAGGACAGGACCCAGGGATTTGAGGCTGCGCTCGGGCCGGAGTTCGGAGTGCAGGAAGTTCACCACGCTGAGGTCGATGAGGGTGTGCCGACCGTTGAGGGCAAGG